GCTTATTTAGATTACCAAGGCTCTACAAAACTACAAACTACAAATGGTGGTATTAATGTTACAGGTGTTGTTTTCGCTACTGGAAATATATCTGGTTCAGGAGGTCATTTCACCTCTAATGTTAGTGGTTCAGATAGTGGTTCATTTAAAAATATTTTAGTAGAAAATAGAATAACATCTGTTAGTGGTTCATTCGGAAGAGTAATTGGTTCAATCGGTTCAACAAACGGAGTAGTATCGGGCTCATCTCAAGTAGATTATTCTGCGTTAAGTGGAATAAATAATAATATAGTTTCAGCATCAACTGATACTAATCAAGTTGATATGATTATTAACGATGGTAGTATATCAGCAAATTTAAAAGGTAATGTAATAAGTGGTTCGGCTCAGATTACCGCATTGGGATTTGTATCATCAAGTATTGGAGATACACTTCAGCAAGTAACAACCGCAGGAGCTACAACAGATGTTGCAACCACATTCTCAAATGCAACTGATTCAACATCTAAAACTACTGGAGCATTGGTTGTTGGTGGTGGTGTTGGTATAAATAATACATTAAATGTAGGTGGTGATGTGATAGCATTCGCATCATCCGATAAAAGATTAAAAGATAATATTAAACCAATCGAAGGAGCTTTAGATAAAGTTTCTAAAATAAGTGGTAACACTTTCGATTGGAACGAAGAAAAACAAAATACTTATAAAGGTAAGGATTATGGGGTAATCGCTCAGGAAATCAAAGATGTGATGCCAGAACTTGTAGATACAAGAGATAATGGATACCTTGCAGTAAAATATGATAAAATTGTTCCTTTACTGATTGAATCAATTAAAGAATTGAAAAAAGAAATTGAGGAGCTAAAATCTAAATAGAATTTTAGTTTATTATGGCACAGACAATAAAGTTAAAACGTTCATCAACTGAGGGTAAAATCCCCACTACTTCACAACTTGCTTTAGGGGAAATTGCTATCAACACATTTGATGGTAGAATATTCTTTGAAAAGAACGATGGCTCTGCTACTATAGAACAAATTCTAACTACCGATTCCATAACAACGGGTTCGATTACAATTACAGGAAGTTTACAAACCGATAATATAACAATTGATAACGCTACAATTAGTAGTGATTTAGATATAACTTTAGATTCAGCTGGAGATATCATTTTCGATGCAGATGCTACAGATATCATATTAAAAGATGGTGGAACTGAATTTGGTAGATTTAAAAGAGATAGTTCTAATTTTGTAATAAAATCTGCTACCAGTGATAAAGATATTATATTCAAAGGAGTTGATAATAGTTCTACTATATCAGCTCTTACATTAAATATGTCTGAAGCAGGTGCTGCTACTTTTCATGGTGGTATAGCAGAAGCTGGAACTATTAGTGAGGGAACGTGGAACGCAGATGTAATAGCATCAGCTTACTTAGATGCAGATACGGCACATTTGAGTGGTACACAAACATTTAGTGGAGCAAAAACATTTAGTGCTGGTATTACAGATGCAGGAACAATAGCTGCTGGTACTTGGAATGGTACTGCAATCGCATCGGCTTACTTAGATTCAGATACAGCACACCTAAGTGGAACACAAACATTTAGTGGAGCTAAAACATTTAGTAGTCCCGTATCAGTAACCAATGGTACACACATAGGTCTTACTATTGTAGGTTCAGGTACTAGCCATACACAAGGTGCTATTGCTCTTAAAAGTTCAACTTCAGATACTCCAGAGGCTAGAGGTCAGGGTGTATTTATGTTTAATGAGGGTGATGATTCTACTTTTTATATGGGAACTCAATACCAAGATGCTGATACATGGCAAATTGGTAGAGCTACGGGAACATCTATAAACACCGAAGCTGCAGAATCAGGTAATGCATTTTTAAAAATTAGTAATGCAGGTGTAGTGACTGTTGATGCATCAACTCAATCAACAAGTAAAACGACTGGTGCACTTCTAGTAGATGGTGGTGTTGGTATCGCAAAAACACTTAATGTTGGTGAAGATGTTGTAGCATACGCTTCTTCAGATGAGAGATATAAGGATTTAATCACACCAATTGAGAATCCAAATGAAAAAATTAAATTACTAAGTGGTAACACATTCGTATGGAATGATAAGCACGAAGTATTCAAAGGTAAAAAAGATATCGGTGTAATTGCACAAGAGGTAGAAAAAGTTTTACCAGAGATTGTAGAAACAAGAGATAACGGATACAAAGCCGTAAAATACGAAAAGATAGTAGCTCTACTTATAGAATCAAATAAAGAACTTCTTAAAAGAGTAGAAGAGTTAGAATCAAAAATCAAATAAATGTACGATGTTTATTACACAACTGGTGGTGGTCCTTGGGTCAACGCTGGAACTGATATGTGGGTAAATGATTTCTTAGAAAATATAGTACCACATTTAAAAGTAAGACCAGTTTTACTGATTCATAGAACAAAACCCAACGGATTTGAGGATTTTGAATTTCCAATAGAAACTCATTGGCAGGGAGATAATGTTGGTGAATTTGAAAGAATTTGTGATGGAGCTAGAAGAATCAATATATTACATGGACATTATACTCCAATGAAAGCTATAGTAAACAATAAAAATAAAATACATTCTAATGTATTACATAACTCAGTAGACCATATTTTGAAATCACAAGTAGGTACAGATGCAGGAGTAGGTTGGCATCCTTGGTTAGATTCAAAGTGGGAAAAAGACGTAAACGATTGGGCAACTCATTCTATATGGGTTGGTTTATTTGATATTTTAATTAAAAATAAGAAAATACCTAATTATTATGAATTTAAACATAATTTACCTTTGAGTAAATCAAATGGATTAGGATATGCTGCTAGATGTGAGGGAAGAAAAAACCCACATTACTTAGAAAATCTAAAATGTTTTATTTTTACTAATTCTTTTGAGTTTAACGCTTTTTGGAAAAATGCAGTTAAGTTAAATTATGATAAAGCAAGGATTTATCATTACTATGGTAACTTTAAAGATAAGTTTTATAATATGGATTGGGGAATATCCCATTCAGCATTCACTTCAGAACCATTTGGTTATGGAATATTTGAATCAGTAGATAGAGGAAAACTACCAATTTTACATGAAACTTGGTGTAAAGATTTCGAATATCCATACAGAGTTTCAAATAAAAAACAATTTAATGATATTTATAATCACATTGTAAGTGAATCATATGAGGTAAAGTGTAATTGGTTTAAAAAACTAAAAAACTATATGGTTACTAATTATTCAGATAAAAAACAATGGATTAATTCATTATTAGATATTTATAACATATAGGGATATAATATGGCAACAGTTAATAGTGGAAATACACTAAGTTTAAATAATTTAGCAGCAGCTACAGATGAAAGTACCAAATCTTTAGGTAGTTGTGCTGGTAGTACGGCAACTCCCATTTCAATGTCAGCTTTTGCTATTGATTCAGTTGGTTCACTTAGTGGATTTACATATGTTGTTGAAAGTACTGCTGAAGATTATGTATTAGGATTTACTAATCCTGGTGGTAGATTTGAAAAAATATCCCAACAAAAGAAAAACTTTGATTGGTCCGTAACAAAAAATGGTGGAGGAACTTCACTATTTTCATCAGCATCTTATTCACAAGCAGCAGCTGGTAGTGGTTCAATAACACTAACTGCTGGAGATATGGCAAATTCAGGAGTATTAATAGGAGCTACTGCTCATACATTAGGAGTAACATTTGCAGATGGATATAATGACCATATTGATGTAGCAGGTGGATATAACGTTGAAATGACAAAAACAATATATTCGGTAGATTCTTATGATGGTAACGCAGCTGCACTTTGTTTAGTATCTGATTCACCTATAATGAAAGCTGATGGAACAATTGTAGAAGTTGGTGATTTAAGTGCTGGTGATGTGTTGAGTGGATACTCACTAAGTGGATTATCGGAAGATTCTGATAGTAACTTCTTAGAGTGGGAATCTGATTCATTGGGAGAAACTCAAAAAAATGTAACTGTAGTGAATGTAACATATTCATTCAGTAATAAGATATATAATATAAATGATGGTGAAATAAAGGGTACATCAGAACACCCAATGTTAGTAAAAGATACATCATCTGGAAAATATAAATTTAAAGAATTAGTAAGATTAGAAATTGGTGATAAACTCATAAAAGAAGTAGATTCGGTATTAACCGAAGTTGAAATAGTATCAATTATAATTGAAGCAGCTGATGTAGAAATAGTTTCTTTAGATGTAGAAGCACAAGATACATATTTAGTAAATGGATATGTAACTCACAATAAAGGAGGAAATTCACATACAGATTTAGCTGCACCTGATGTACCAACTGATATAGCATGGAACAATAGTACTAAAACATTAAGTTGGACAGCTCCATCTTCAGTAGGTACTACTGGAATTACAGCATATAATTGGGAGATAAATACCAATAGTGGATTTGGGGCAGCTGGACAGGTAGCAGTTCAAAATCAATGGAGTACTACTACAATAGCTGTACCATCTATAGTTACTTTAAATAATGGAACTGAGTATTATTTTAGAGTACAAGCAATTGACCAAGGGTTGCCGGGAACATACGGAACTTTAACATTTACACCAGGCGCATAATAAAAATTATGTTTTGTAAAAAATATGATATTTATATATACAACAAATAATGTTACATTAATAAAGAATTATGGCAAAGAAAACAGACGAAGTTAAGTTTACACAAGAAGAATTGGATTCTATCCAAAATATAAGAACAGAGGCCTCTCAAATATTTTTTAGTTTGGGTCAATTACATATCGAAAGAAGAAATGTTAATGAAGGGCTTGATATAAGAGAAGAGCAGATTGAAGAGAAGCATGATGCATTGGTTTCGAAAGAAAAAGAGTTGTATGAAAAGTTAAACACAAAGTATGGGGATGGAACTTTTGACCCAGTGAGTGGAACTTTTATACCAAATGAAAAGAAATAATTATCTTTTTGAATTATTAACTAATACTTATATGTGTATAATATTACATTATCACTAAAGGAGAAAAAAAAATGGCAGAAAAAATCGTATCACCGGGAGTATTTACAAGAGAGAATGACTTATCATTCATTTCCCAAGGAATTGGTGAAATTGGTGCAGTTGTTATAGGACCTTTCCATAAAGGACCTGCATATGTACCAACCATCGTAAATACCCAATCAGAATTTGAAGAAATATTCGGTACACCTGATGGAACTTACTATACAGGATATACCGTACAAAATTATTTAAGAGAAGCAGGAACAGTAACAATTGTGAAAACTGGTCACGTTGGAGGATATACTCAAGTAGACCCAATCGGAATTGTAGTATCTGGTTCATTATCAGGAAACGCATCAGGTAGTGCTGGAGGTAGACAATTAGTAGGTGTTCTACATGCAACTGAAAATGGAACAGAAGATACTGGATTCCCTGTAGCAAGTAACTCAATTGAGTGTCAAGTCTCATCATCAACATTTAATATAAGTGGTTCAGAAGTAGGAACATCTGTATCAGCATCTATCATACCATCATCTGGTAGTGATATTTCTGATGTATTTGGTGAATCACCACTAGGAGGTAAAAAAGTATATGCATACAAATACTTCGAAAAAGCAGCAACAGACCAAGCAGGGTTCTTCGCAGCTAGTGGTTCATCTGTAGAGTTCGTTTCTTTAGCAGACCAAGATTTTGCATTTAATGAGCAAAGAGCAACGACACCATATATTAAATCACAACTTATATCTGGAGATAGACACAATCTATTTAGATTTCACACTTTAGGACATGGTACTGATACGAACCAAGCCGTAAAGATATCTATCTTTAATGTAAAAGCAGCTGGTTCAACAGCAGCTACAGATTACGCAACATTCTCAATTGCAGTAAGAAAGTTTAGTGATACAGATAAAAGAAAGAATGTATTAGAAACATTCAATAATCTAAATTTAGACCCAGCTTCACCTAATTACATTAAGAAAGTAATCGGTGATAGAGTTATCTCTATAGATGCAAATGGGAAAATGACTGAAACAGGTGATTATGTGAACAACTCTAAACACATCTATGTAGAATGTGTTGAAGAAGGTTCATTCCCAATATCAGCAGCACCATTTGGACACGCTGAGTATCTAAATCCTGTAGCTGTAAGTGGAGATGCAACTGGTTCAGAAAATGATATAGTTCCAGCGGCAACATTCAGAACAAACTCTGATAGTAATACTGCTAGTTCTAAATTGAACTTTGCTGGTATCGATGTAGAAACAGCAACAACTAAAATAGATAACAACAATTACTTAGCACCGATTCCAAATAACTCTGGAACAGGTTCAAACTCAATATTCGCATTTGATTCAACACTTTCTTATGAAATGACTGGTTCAGCTGCAGTAGATATCGCTAAGAGACAATTTACTATCGGATTCCAAAGTGGATTTGATGGTTGTTCACCAACTGTAAGAAAACAATTAGGTTCAAATATTTCATCTGGAAATTCGCAAGGATATGATTTATCATCTTCTACTGCTAGTGGTTCAATTGCATATGTTAAAGCAATTAACGCAATTTCTAACCCTGATGATTTTGATATCAACTTAGTAGCTACACCAGGTGTTGTAAGAAGATTACACTCTTATGTATTTGGTAAAGTAGTAGATATGGTAGAAGCTAGACAAGATGCATTCTTTATTGGAGATGTAACTTCAGTAAACGATACTATATCACAAGCTACAACACAAGCTGAAGCAGTTGATTCAAACTACGCTGGTGTTTATTACCCTTGGGTTAAAACAATTGATGTTAATACAAATAAATTAACAGCAGTTCCACCATCAGTATTGATGCCAGGTATATTCGCAGCTAACGATAGGTTGGCAGCTGAATGGTTCGCACCTGCTGGTTTAAATAGAGGTGGTATCGTAGGAGCAGTTTCTGTATTAAACAGATTAACGCACGCTGAAAGAGATACACTTTATGAAAGTAAAGTAAATCCAATCGCTTCATTCCCTGGCGAAGGTATTGTAGCATTTGGACAAAAGACATTGCAAGATAAAGCATCCGCTTTAGATAGAATCAATGTTAGAAGATTATTAATCAAAGTAAAAAAGTTTGTGGCTAGTACATCTCGTTATTTAGTATTTGAGCAAAACACCGCTCAAACTCGTAACAGATTTATTAACACTGTACAACCTTATTTAGAAGGTGTACAACAAAGACAAGGGTTATACGCATTCAAAGTAGTAATGGACGAAAGTAATAATACTCCTGATGTTATCGATAGAAATATCTTAGCAGGACAAATATTCTTACAACCTACGAAAACGGCTGAATTCATAGTAATAGACTTTAACATATTACCAACTGGAGCATCGTTCTCGGCATAATTTTGAAAAAAAGAAATTTATATATTTATTAGTATAATAAAGGAGAAAACAAAATGGCAGAAGTATTAGAATTCAACGAAATGTTTTATACCAACTTTGAACCGAAGATGAAAAATAGGTTCATCATGAACATTGATGGTATAGATTCATATTTAATAAAAACGGCTAACAGACCTACGATTTCATTCGAACCCGTAACTTTAGACCATATCAATGTAAAAAGAAAGCTTAAAGGAAAAGGTGAGTGGCAAGATGTAGAGATTACTATGTATGACCCAATCGTACCTTCAGGAGCACAACAAGTAATGGAATGGGTGAGAACATCACATGAATCCCTTACTGGTAGAGATGGATACGCAGATTTCTATAAGAAAGATGTAAACTTCTTTATGTTAGGACCTGTAGGTGATAAGATTGAACAATGGACTCTTAAAGGTGCATTTATTACATCAGCAGCATTCAATGACTTAGATTGGGCTTCTAATGACCCAGCTGAGATTACATTAACGTTATCTTACGATTACGCAATATTAGAATTCTAAAATATACTTTAAATATACTTTGATTTAAAAGGTTCTCTTAGTGAGAACCTTTTTTTTTCTACTTTTTTAACTTTTATATATTTATATACAAACAAATAA